TGTAGGACAGTCCACCTTAGCGGTGCTTACACTCGTGTCCTTAGGGATCTCTGGTGTGTCAACCTCTGGTTGCTCAGGAGATTTTACTGGTGGGACTGGAGTGTCATACTCAAAGTCCATCTTATTTGTGTCGTAGTCAAGAGGATTGAAGGACGGCATACCAGCATCGCAGTATGTTACCAGTCCATTCTCATCATCTACACCTACAGTATTAGAATTATTATTTGATTCGTGTGCCTCTACACATCCAGGCACGTCCACGATGGGCACACCCACCTGCTCTGTGATAGGGACACTAGGTGGGACTGCTGTTGGGGGATTTACAATCCAGTCACGGACCTCAGAAATACGAACATTCCCAATATCGATACTTCTAATACCGATATCAATATCAGGAATGTCAGGCATAGGTCACTACCAATACAACACGACGACCCTCTTCAGGCATGACATGACAGTGCGGTCCCTCAAATAGACACGCAGTATCTTCTACTGGATCTGAATAATCATCTCCTGCAATGGTGGCACCACCAGCGTCAGTCAAATATATGATGACGTTTTTATGTGGGAAGGGATGATCTTCATGCACCTCACTAATCTTAGGGTGGGATGGATGTGCATCAATAGCATTTGCATTCATCCTCAAGAGATAGTTGAATCCTATATCCTCATTGGATTGACAGATCTGAGTGAAGACAACTTGGAATAACTCCAGGTGTTGACATTCTTTTACTGGGAATCCGAAAACTTCAGGTCTCTGTAAGAAAGTATGACTATGAAAATAGAATGAATCTAACTTATTTTGAGTCCTATACCAAGGGAAAAACTCACCTAACACCGTAGACTTCAGTCTAAGATAATCGGAAGTCTTAGGAACAACTAACTCTTTCATAATAAAAATTAACAATCATTAAATACTGATCCCACTTGTGATCCTAGAGAAGACCCTGCCTTCTGTCCTAACAGCAGTGCCCAACCACCTGCCAACCAACCAACGTAAGGGATGCCAGCGAGAGCAGGCACAGCGACACCAGCAGCGATAGCACTACCTGCCATTGCACCTTGAGATCGTGCTCCAGCGTCCGCGATCAAACACTCTGCGCTTACACCCCCGATCTTTCCCTCTTCACCTATTTCACCCCCTCCGATGTTGCGGGTGCCATCCATAGTATATTGATCACTACGAAACTCATTACGTTTCTCAGTGCCACCACCAAACATTCCACGCTTCTCCTTGTCGAGAGTCAGAGATCTCTGAGACTCTAGGATAGCAGGGTCGTTTGCTTTGTATTCAATACTATAACCATCCTTACCTGCTTTGATGCTGTAGGATGAGTAGTCACCACGAGGAATGTTGATTGTAGGCACCTGAGGAATCTCAGGTTGCTTCGGCCTGTGGATCACATAACCCAGTAAACCAACGTGTGCGACAGCGAATAGACCGCCAACCGCTGCTGCTGCGATCTTTAGTTTACTATTCATGGGAATGATGGGATAGATGCACCTCCAGTCGCCTTAGGCAACTCAGGTACCGCGTTATCAATCATGCCTGGTAGAGCACCAGCGATTGCTTCTGTTGCTGCTGCAGCAACTTTACCCATGAGAGCAGCAGAAAGTGCATCCTTCTGGGTATACACATACACACCACCACCAACGATGGATGCAGTCCCAAGGAATGAAAGGACTGCCATAGCATTAATTAACTTTTGCATTGTTTTCCTCCTGTTTTCCGATTGACGGGGCTTTCTTTGGAGCACTACCATTACCACCACTCTTCGCTGGGCTGAGTCCGAAGGCAGCTAACGAGCCACTGAAGACTGAGGCTATGAAGGTAGGGTCGAAGTCTAGAATTTTCTGTCCATTAGGTAGTCGGACATAGCTGAATGTGAGTAGGGATGCGGACCAGATAAGGACCGTCACCTTCACCAAATTACCAAGTACTTCACTTTTGTCTTCATCACGATCATTCTCAGTTTCAGCAGGTTTCGTGTCTGCCATATGATCTTATACCTCTGCAGGTTGTTTTTTCTTTCCAATATTATATTTGGACTCAAGAGTCCATTCACCTTTGTCCTTGAAGGACAAAACCTTGATTTGATTTAGGGGAGCAAGCTCTCCTACCTCTTCTTCGCGAGCAATAGCAATCAGACCCCAGTCTGATAACAGTTTTGCAATGCGACTTCTACGCTCGATATCATTCGTGGTGATGTTCGTTGGTTTACCATCCAACGCAAACAACTCCTTGAAGTGTACGACGTAATACTTACCACGTTTGTGGAGAATGTGACAAGACTGATACAGTTTGCGCTCTTTCCTTGACGCAACACCAATACGGGTGAGGGTTTCTCTTACCTTGAGAAAATCGTCGGGTTCTTTAAGCGTCACTTCGAGCATCATGTCTTGAGACCATTGGATCTCATCGCTCATTTCTTACCTCCAGTATTCAATTTAGATGCAATAATTTTTAGCTGGTCCTGGGTTAGAATCTTTAGCGCCGCTTGTGCTTTCTCAGTGTTGTAACCATAGTATTTTTTAACTAGGTCAAGATCACCGTCCTTTATCTTCTTGTCCCACGGGGAAAATCTCTTGGACTTCCTCACACTATATAGGAAATATTGATATTGTAAGTCACTGTCTAAATTCTGACACGCATTCATCTCATTTGCGTGCATCAACGTGTCGATGTGGTGCATCATACACTTGTTGATAACGTATGCTGGATACTTCTTCATGGCAATAGGATCCTCTGAGAGATCCCCTTGCTTTAGGTTGATACTGTTGAGGTAATCTTTGAGAGGAATGTCATACTGTTTCATAGAGGGATGCCAGAGGAGTGGATTCAGTGAAGTTGGTAACTAACAATTCAGTCTTGAGTTTATTATCTGGACGGTGCTTCATACCATAGGTGATACGAAACTCTTCTTGATTGAAGTCCTTGTATGCTTCTTTCAACTCATCGTCAATGTTATATGTAACCAACCAGTTGTGAGGACATACCTTACAGTCTTCTACAAACTGAGTGTGATTAAAATTCTTATGCATCTCGGCATTAGTGCCGTAGAGATATGTGTTGATCTTGTATGGGGGATCTAGGAAGACGAATGTATTACTCAACCCTTCCTCTTGATTCATTACGGTTGCGTAATCTAGGTTAGTGATACGCCAGTGCTGAATGATCTTAGAGATACTCTTCAGGTGATTAGCACCACGGGTGGTGAAGTTTTGATTAGATGCTGTCTTAGAGAAGGAAGAGTTTTCAGTCAACCCGCTATAGCTACACTTATTAAGAATCCAAAAGAGCACAGCTTGGCGAAAAGTATCTGCGTTGGAAATCTCTGCTTTAGCAGAGACGAATAACTCTTTCGCTTTTTCTTCCGTGCTGTTTTCGACTTTGATATTGTAGAGAGTATCCGATAACTCATCGCCACGCTCTTGGAGCATCTTCCAAAAACTGTAGAGGTAGACATACTTATCATTAATCCATACAGGAATATCAGGATACTTCTGAGAGAATAGCAGTGCTACACTCCCACCACCCACGAAGGGCTCACGAAATTCATTGATCTCACTTGGGAATTTCTCAAGCAACATCTTTGCTACCCTTGATTTACCACCAGGATAACGGAGTGGAGTTTTCAAATACTTCATTGTATAGAGACGTGTAGTTGTGGCATATCAAATGGACCAATATTCACCTTACCACATGGGAATACGTTGAATGAAATAGTCCAACGGTCATAGTTTTCTAGTTGACGACCTGAGTAGTGTCGTAACCAGGAGGGAAAGAGAATAAGTTTATTCTCCTCTGCAATTAATTTTTCATTGATACCAGAATCTCTCTCCATCATATCACCTTGGAAGACATCTAGTGTATCAGATGTGCGAGGTGTTACAGGATCCTCAAAGAAGGTAGGAGCACCAGGAGTGAGGTAATAGACAGCACTCAGATAGGACATTGGATGCCTGTGTAAGGGGTGCCCATACCCACTTCCAGCAGGTGCATGGTTAAACCACATAGAAGAGATCTCTAGACCGTCACAGTATAGTTTGTAGGCATACCTATACTCTGCCAGACAGTCCCAGAAGAATTGCCTCAACTCTGTGATAGGACCCTCTTCTACCTTATGTAGATCAGGACGTGATGTGATGACACCTTCAGGAAAGTTAGACTGCTGTGCAGGATAACCCTCCATGGATTCAATCACACGTTGGTTAAGAGTCTTATCTGGTTGTTGATATGTCCTGCACACGACAGGAAACATATGTAATTCAGTCCCTTGCATAGTCACTAAGTTTCAACGGTCCAAGATCATCATTCCATGATTCCACTTTAACTTTACTCATGGGTTTACCAAACCCACCACTGTTAATTCCACCATCAGGATAGGTGTTGAAGGCAATAGAATACCTATCAACGTCATCACGGTTGGGTAGACTAGCATGAATCATGTAACTAGGAAATACAATCAACCCACCTGGACCACCATGGAATGCCAACTCTTGAGCGATGTTGCCATCTAGGTGGAAAGATGCCCACTCCCTCTGGAAGAGGGGGTCAACAAAGATTGTAGGAGCACCTTTAGTGAGGTAGAAGATGCCACTCAGGTAAGACATAGGATGTCTGTGAGCGTCATGGTGATGACCAGATTCTGCTAGAGATTTGTTTGCCCATGCTTTGTTGACTGCAAGACGATCACAATCGTAACCAGAATCAAAGTGTACAGTGTCTATACACTCTTGAAACCACGCCATGAGTGGTTTGAATACTTCCCTACGATGAATGTCATCGCTTGTCTTAACACCTGTAGGTTCGTTGTACGCTTTATACTCCAGATCTTTTACAAGACCCAGAGTAGTATCAACTAGAAATTGATCACAACGAAACTCATAACACTGGATGGGAAAGAAGTTATGTTGCTCGTAGTTTTGTCTCACATGTAGCCCTCATATGGATTTGGTTTGACTTCAAGCATCACACCGTTAACCTTATTAATTAGGTCTTCCAAAGAGTAATGCAACTTACGGTATCCACTACCAACATAGATCTGACCTAGCAGCACGGAGACAGTAGCAACTCCCCAGAAGACATAATAAAATTTGGACTTAACTTGTGCTCTCCTTTTCTCAATCATAGCACCAACTTCTTGTTAGGGGTTTCAATGATACTAAACATTTGCTCAAACTGTTTTACGATATCCTCTTGAGTGTCAAGAGGACCGAAGACAATGTAGTCTTTGGGGACAGTTACAGGTGCATTACGTCCATTTAGGAGTGGTGCCCATGGAGCAAACCCAAGTCTGCCTTCCCCACTAGGGATAGCGACAATAGGATTACAGAAGGTGAGACTATCTTCAGTCTCTTCGATCAGGTCTGCAACGACATCTTCGCCAGACCGCATACGGATTAGTTTTACATTCATTTGAATTCACATCTCATCATTAACTCAGTCAGGAATGCCACCATGTTGATCTCTTGGTCAACAACGAAAGCAGACTTATACTGATACTCAGAGATGACCAGCACTGCTTCAGGAATGGACTTTGGTTGGACATGGTTGTAGAGGTTGTCATAGATCTTTCGCATAATAGAAATAGGCTCGTTGTCCATATTCTGAGTCACCCACTTCTTCATGTTGGTAAACTCTTTGGCGCGAATATATCCTACGAGGTTGGTAATGTTGATGTCATTAGAGACACCAAGGATACCTGTATCAATCTTCCCAGAAGAAGAATACCGTTGCAACTCATTGAGTGTGCGACGGAAGTCAGGGAAGTGTTTCTGGACTACCTCAGCGACAACCTTTGGCTCATAGTTGACGCCTTCACTATCTAGGATAGTTTTAACACGGTTGAAGAATGCTCCTGCTAGTGCTTGCTTCTCCTTACCCTTGAGTGCGAAGTCAACAACGGAGCACCGTGAGTGCAGAGGAGAGATGATCTTATTCTTGTAGTTACAAGTAAAGATGAATCTACAATTCTTTTGAAACTCCTCAATGCAAGCACGGAGAAGCATCTGCACATCAGGTGTGGTGTTA